CAAACATCCTATCGTAGCGGTGAAATTATAGAGACGTTAAGAGGTTATGCTGACGGTCGTACATTAACTGGACAAGCAACAACTGCGGGAGCTGCGAGAAATATTGCACTAGAAGATGTGACCGCAGAGCAAGTGCTAAGTAGTAGCTATGTAAAAGTAAACGGTACAGAATTAGATTATTTTCCACCTGCCGGAACAAAGACGGTATTAATTGAATACGATATATTCTTAGGCTACGATGGCGCGGACATTGACCCAATTTTTAACCACAAAATTGATATAGACGGCACTGTAATAACGCAAACACAAACAACTTTTAGACAAGAATATCGAGGACATGACTATACAACCGCAGAGGCAATAATAACTGTAGATGGTAGTGGTGATTTAGCATCTGGTAATATAAATAGTTGGACTGCTGCAAAAACCATTCAAGTGCTTGGTCGCGAATGGGGCAGTAACAACAATGTAGCTTTGCATAGAGTTCGCATACATGACGGTACCGCGAGTGCAACAATTATTAACGAGCCAAAAATTAAAATTACAGCGATTGGATAATGGAATTATCAATGGAACAAAAGATTGATAAGGCTCTAGCGCGTATAGAAGGCCATGAAAACGTATGCGCTGTACGCTATGAGAATATAGAAAATATATTAGAAGAGCGAGGTACAAGGCTCGATAGATTGGATGGTAAAATTGATGGACTATATAAAACAGTCATTGCTTGTTCGCTTACTCCTATTATTGTTGTTGTTGCAATTATCAAATTTTTGTGATGCACAAGAAGAGCAAGCCGCTACAGTAGGTGACTTTGGCTCTAATAACCAGCAAAGCGCCGAGAGTATCGATAACAGGACGACTACGACCGTTACACAAGAGGGCGCTGTAGTTAGTACTGCGGTTGCTCCAAGCGGCTCTAGCTACAATCAGGACGTATGTGTATTCTCTGGTAGTGCTGGCGTACAAACACAAATGTTTGGATTAGCCATTGGCAAGCCTGTCGTAGATCAAAACTGTGAGCGTTTAAAGCTGTCTAAACAGTTACAGGCTTTAGGTCTAAAAGTGGCTGCTGTTAGTGTTATGTGCCAAGACCATAGGGTATGGTGGGCTTTATATGAATCGGGAACGCCCTGCCCGACTAATCAAGGATTAATTGGAAATGATGCGTACACTTTTTATAAACACCGCCCTGATAGGGTTCCTGATCAGCCTGTCGTTTACCGCGAAGAGTCAAACAGACCTCCAAAACAGTACAGCCGTCATAGACAGCCTAATAAGTGATGGGGCTAATAATTTCATTTCGCAAATGGCTGAAAATATGGTCGATGGCACTACTGATATTGTGCATCCTGATACTGGCAAGCAGTACCATGTTACCCAAGAACAACTCAATGCATTTAATGCTGCCTATTCTTTGGCACTCGCCGAATCCACTCAAGAGCACCTCACTGCTTTGCTGATTCAAGATCAGATTATCGGCCAGCAAATTGAATTTGAAGAGCAAAAAAATACAATGATTAACGAAGCTGAAAAGATGGCTGCCGTTACCGCTATTGCTGCTGAGATAGAGGTTGCCAATGAGTCAACTAAGATCGGCATGGAGAAGTATGCAACTGATAACGACTTGCGAGAAATAAAGCAGGATACAAGAGATAAGTATGCGGCTAGTATAGAAGGTATGGTAGTAGCTAGTCGGACTAAAAATATGCTTGAACAGTACGAAGGAGCAATAATTGAATCAACGACCTTTGTCACACAGGCTTCCGGTACTGTTCAAGCATTCTACGATTCCGCATCTGTACAAATAGATCAGATGTACCTAGACCAACTAAACGTAGCTTGGGCTGGTGAAGTCGTAGGTGTAGAGAATCAGTTTTGGCTAGTGAATTCAAATATGCAAGGTGAGTTCTACCCTGATAACATAGAGATGCAACCATAATGAGAGCAGAACAAATTAGCACATGGATTGGTATAGCTACCGCCTTTGCGGGTGTAGTAGCCTCGTTTGTGACAATGGAGACAAAGTTAGAAGCCTTAGAAAATAAAATGGCTGAAATTTATAATGTTGAAGAAATACGTGCGCTTGAGCGTAGATTGACTACACTTGAGGTAACACAACAGAATAGTGATATAAGCCACATCTCAGCAACCATAGCAACCATACAGGGGAATATTAAAAATGTTGAAACAAAGATTAGTGGAATCAAAGAAACGGATACAAGTGAAATTCAAAGCGGCGTTCGCGTCAATAAAAGCAGAATTAGCAATCTGGAAAGCAAAATTGAAAGGATTAGTTATCAGGTTGAAAAAAGCAATCAAAATCCACTAGGGTGATCGCATGGCTAAGAAAGACCCACGACTAGAAAAGAATAACTTAGAGGGCTTTAATAAGCCTAAACGTACACCTAAGCATGGCACTAAAAGCCATGTTGTTCTCGCTAAAGAGGGCGACAAGGTTAAGCTGATACGTTTTGGCCAGCAAGGTGCAGATACTAAACCGCCAAGAAAGGGTGAGAGCGATGCTGATAAGGCTAAACGCGCATCCTTTAAAGCTAGACATAAGAAGAATATAGACAAGGTTAAGATGTTAGGCGCATACTGGGCCGATAAGGTTAAGTGGTAAACTAAAGGGAGTTACACAATGGACGCGAATCATTTAGAATTTTGCTCTACTGAGAAGCAACTAACCGCCGTTAAATTATATATAAAAGGTCACTCTGAGCATCAGGTGGCTAAGTTAATGGGCGTTTCTCGCGCTACCGCACAATCATTTAAAAGAGCTGTAAGAAAGAAAGCCGCTGCAAAAGGGTATGCCCCTGACAGCGATATGATTAGAATCTGCCCTAGCAATTACAATGTTAAGGGAACCTCTACCCTCTACGGCGATGACGGACAAGTTAAAGTCCAATGGGTTAAGACTGACCTAGAGAAAGAAGACCAGCTAGAAGCTGTTGAAATTGCGCTTAAAAACTTCATTAAAGACCACGAAAAACGCTCACCATTCGTACCGACACCAACTAAAAGTAAGCGTAGTGATGAATTAGCTGTAGTTAATATCGGTGATGCTCACTTTGGTATGTACGCCCATAAAGACATTAGCGGCGACAACTACGATGTAAACATAGCAGCGCAGCGTCACAAAGATGTGTTCATGCGCCTTATGAATAATGCTCCAGATTGCGACACTATCGTTATTAATCAGCTAGGCGATTACTACCATGCTGATAACTACGAGAGCACGACCACTAAAGGCACACGAGTGGACACAGATGGCCGTTTAGAGCACGTATTCCTTATAGGGCTTGAGGTTATGTCGTTTATAACTGAAGAGGCTTTAAAGAAGTTTAAGAAAGTAATTGTTCGTCACGTTAAAGGCAACCATGATTCTGTTTTGAGCATGGGAATCAAAGCGCACCAACAGGCATACTGGCGTAACAATAAGCGCGTTAAGATTGAGATGTCACCTGCACCTACTTGGGTATTTGAATGGGGTAAGACTGCTTTTCTTGTGTCACATGGACACGCACCAAAACCTAATAAGCTGGCTGAATACTTTACCGCAAAATATCCAGAAGAGTGGGGACGGACAACACACCGCTACTGCTATCATGGTCATATACATTCCAAGAATACAGCTATGGAAACTTATGGCGGTTGTATTACTGAATCTTTTGCTGGACTACCTAGTGCTGACGCATGGCATAATGAGCAAGGGTACGTAAGTGGGCAATCCATGTGCTTGATTGTCTTAGATAAGGAAAAAGGTGAGGTTCGCCGATCTACTGAGAGGTTGTAATGACAGAAGTTGATAATATTACCGACCACGATGGCTATGATTATTACAATTCAGCAACAGATGATTTGTATCTAAAGATATTGGACTTGATATATGAATATCAGGAAAGAGAGCTGATAACAGATATAGACGCTGTTGGTATACTTGAATGGGCTAAACACCAGATTTTATCATCGGCTTTTCAAGAAGACCAAGAGATATAATGACTGTTAGCGAGAGATATAATGACTGATAACGTGAATCACCCCGCACACTACACGCATGGCGAGATAGAGACTATTGACTATATTGTTGATGTTTTAGGTGTGGAGGGAGCTATAGAGTATTGTCACGGTAATGTGATTAAATACACTGGCAGCAGATTAATGACTAAAGAAAACCCAGTACAAGATGCCAAGAAAGCTGTCTGGTATATGACTAAAATGATCGAACTAATGGAAAGTTTAGGAGAGAATTATGCCCCAAGGTAAAGGTACATACGGTAGCAAAGTAGGCGCACCACCAAAGAAAGGTAAGAAAAAACCAATGAAGAAGCCTAAGAAATGAATTTTAAATCTATTAAGAGCTTAATCGGCGCTGTAGCTCCAGTTCTAGGTACGGCTTTAGGTAGCCCTCTAGGTGGCGCTGCTGCGTCTGCAATTGCATCTGCTTTAGGTTGTGGAAACGACACTAAAAGCATTGAGAAAGCCTTACAGAACGCCTCACCAGAACAATTGCTTGAAGTTAAGAAAGCTGAGTTAGATTTTGAAACTAAAATGGCGGAATTGGAAGTAGATATATTTGCTTTGGAGGCAGAAGATGTCAAAAATGCGAGACAGGCACACAAAGGCGATTGGACACCAAGAATCGTTGCGCTTGTGTCTCTTGTGGGCTTCGTTGGGTATATTTTCCTTGTTACTATCCAGCCACCTGATGCTAATAGCGACACAATAGTAAGTTTAATATTGGGTTACATGGGCGGTGTAGTATCTGCCATAACTTCTTTTTACTTCGGTGCGAGTCATAAATCAGATGGGTAAGTTTAAATACTTTAAAAGAGAAGAGTTTGATTGCCAAGAGACTGGCGAGAACGATATGCAGGATGAATT